TTATGGTGATCGTTGTGATGAAGATCAAGCCTTAAAATGGCCTAGAAATAACTACGAAGTTGATAATGTTGAACTTGCTTGTACTGCAATTCCTGAAAGTATTAAATATGCACAATATGAGTTGGCAGTGGCATTAGCAAACGAAACTGATGCGATGACTGGTAATAAAGGAACTGATGGCACTTATGAACAGGTAGAATTAGGAGACATCAAGGTTAAATACAATACTGATAGTCAGGGTGTTGGAACGATTAATAATGTATTTGACGTTTATCCTTGGTTACAGTCCTATCTTGGCGCTTATTGTCTTGGTGGTTCTGGTAGTTACCAAGTTCGGGTAGTTAGAGGTTAACTATGGCAGGAGCATTAGACACAGCATTTAAAGCGATTGCTAAGCAAGTTGTAGCTGACCTTGGGTCGGCTTTAGATACAGCAATTACTTATATTTCTAATTCTAAAGGTAGTTATAATATCTCGACTGGAAAACAGTTGATTTCTAAAACTAGCTACTCAGATATTAAAGTTCCAGTTGAATTTGTCCAAGCTATCGGTGATGCCAATAGAGAAGTTAGAGAAGCAAAATTATATATAACCCCTGACTTAATAGGTAATAATCAACCTACAATGCAAGACGAAGTAACATTAACTTATGCGGGTTCTAGTAGAATCTCACAAATAATAGATATTAGAACTTATCAAGGTTCTCAAACCTATTTGTTTGTAATTAGAGTTGTATTCTAATGGGAAAAGGTACTAAAAAAGATCAAAGTTATGTCAACATGAAAGCTGACATGATGAGACAAGTAACGAATGATTTGAATGAATTTGTAAGAGAAATTCACATGGATTTATCTACAGATCCAGGGCCAACACCTGTTCTAACAGGATTTATGGCTTCTCATTGGAAAGCAGGAACAAGACCAATTAGAACGACTGATACTAAGGAAGGTACAAAATGGGATATGGAAACAACGAAAATGAGTGATCGAATTGTTTTAAAGAGTGGTTCGCCTATTATTGACCCTGTTTATTTTATTAAAGAAAGATTTAAAATTAATCAAAAAATCTATATTGGAAATACAGCAGAATATACGTCTTTTGCTTTAGGGCCACCAGGAGAGCCTACTTTTGGTTCAAGAAGAAATGGTATTCCTCCTTATGTTCAAGGAAAATTAAAAGCAAAAGTAACTAAAGTCTTTACAGACAAGAAACCTAGAATTAATGTTGCTTCAGGCCAATCAACTGCTGCTTTTGGTCGAGAAGGTTACACAGTTGATTACTCTAAATTATGACTCTTGTAAATGCTAGAGCTGCTATAGAACAAGCAGTTACAAATGCAGTAAAGGATGCAGATCCTACTGTAAAGCTGTTTTATGACAATACAGTCTTTAAAACACCTGGAAAATCAGTCAAGTTTGTAGCAATGTCATTAGATTTTGTTACTCCTTCTCTTCAAAATCAAGGTGCTTCTTCTGATTACTATGAAGGAGTTTTCCAATGTAATTTTTACGTTCCAAAAGGTGTTGGAAGTTCAGTCTTTTCTGCTATTGGTGAAGCAATTATAGATGGATTAACTTCTGTAAATGATTCAGGTTATGTAGACAAATTTAGTTGTAAACCTAGAACAACTGACATCGTTGGCCCTTCAGTTAATCCATCAGCTACATCTTCACATTTTGCGGGTTTAATATCTTGCCAGTATTCTGCTAATTCCTAAGCTATAATGTAAGCAGTTACAAATTAGCATGGCTAGAGCTATTGATCTTCTCCGTAAGAATTTTGGAGTTGGGCAACTTTACAAACACGATCTTAAGAAGGGAGATGAAGTCCTTTTTACTATTTATTGGCATCCATTAACGATTGCAGACAGAGAAGTAATTCAAGGAAAAGGAACCAGTCAGTCTGAAGATGGTAATGAGTTCGCCTTGAATTTAATGATTGAAAAGGCGTTAGATGTGAACGAGAAAAGACTTTTCCAAGATGGAGACAAGCCAGCTTTAAGAAGAGAAATTGAAGCCAGTATTCTTCAAGAAATCCAGTTAGCAATGCTTACATCTGGAACGGAGACGGAGGTAGAAGACGCTAAGGCAGCATTGAAAAGCTGACGGCACTAAATACTTCTTATATTCATTAGCAAAGGAGTTAGGGATGACTGTTGGGCAGTTATCGTCTGAATTAACATGGGAAGAATTAATAGGTTGGTCAGCGTATTTTTCTATCAAGAATGATGAGTACGAGAAAGAAAAAGACAATAGATTAACTAAAAGGCAATAAGAAGAGTAAAATAACTAAATAAGGTTTGTTCGTTATTTCAGGTGGCAAATTATCTAGTAGATATTGCCGTTAAAGCTGTAACGGATAAAGCGTCAAAAGATATAGACGATGTTAGAAAAAAGATAGACAAGGTAAAAGAAGCAGCAGAAAGAGGTTTTAATTTACAGGGGACAAATCAACTTAAAAATGCTTGGAATCAAGTAGGTAAAAACGCAGAAACAGCAGGAGGAAAACTTGGTCAGGCTCTTAAAACAGCTAAAAATATTGCAGAAAGAGGTGCGCTTGCTTTAGGTGCTGGTGCTGGAATAAATGTTTTTACTGATCTTCAGAGAGCGATCCAAAATGCTCAATCGGCAGGAACAGGTTTATGGAATAACCTTACTAATGGAGCAAGAGTAGCTAAAGCTTCTTGGGATGTTCTTGGCCCAGTTGTTCAAAATACTGCCGACAAGATAGGTGAATTACCTTCTGCGGTAGGTTCTGCTGCTGAAAGTTTTGCTTCTTTACCACCTACAGCACAGGTAGCCCTTGCTGCTGTAATTGCTTTATTTCCACAATTATCAAAAGTTCTTGGAAGTACTTTTGGTCAGGTTAAACAACTAGCTGAAACTAATATTCCAAAACTAGCTTCAGCAGTAAAGAATGGCGTTAATCCGATAACAGATAATTTCCAAGCGTTAGATATACAGGTAAGAGACACCGTTGAATCTTTTATTGCGTTAGAAACTGGTGCAGGTTCTTCTCTTCAGAAACTAAATAAAGCTGTTAGTAAGGCAAGAAACGAATTTGAATCATTTAATCACGAACAAATAGAGGCTGTAGAAGGGGCTTATAAGTTAGCTGCTGCCTTAGAAGCTCAAAATAAAGAAAGGCGTGAAATGGATAACTTACTAAGAAGAGCGCAAGGAAAACCATCGGTTGAAGATGAAGCTCAACAGAAAAAAGATGATCGAATTAAAGAAGCAGTTAGACAAGAAAAATTAAGACAAGCAGAAAACAGAAAAGAAAGAATAAAAGAAATTAGTCATCAAAAACTTAGATTAAAAATAAGAAGGATGGATAGAAGAGAAGAAAAAGCAAGAGAGGCAGCAAGACAACAAAGTAGACAAGGAGAAAGACTAAGAGAAGGTTTAATGCTTGGTGTTGGTTTTCCTTTGTTATTTGGAGGAGGCCCAGGATCTATTCTTGGAGGAGGCGGCGGTGCGTTACTTCAGTCTCAACTAGGCACAGGTGAAAACAAAGGTAAAGGATTTGGAGCGCAGATAGCGTTAAGTGCGGTAGGAGGTCAGATAGATAGGTTAGTTTCGACTATTGTTAAGGGGATGATTGAAGTAGGTGAAGCTGTTACTACAACAGCAGGTGCTTACGCTCTCCTAGAAGAAAAATCTTTATTTAGTACAAAAGAAATAAAAGAAAGAGCAAAGGCTCTAAAAGAACAAGGAGATGTTGATAAATTAAATACATTATTAACAAAAGAATATATACGCCTTGTTGGTAGAGAAGGCTTTAATGCTTTACAAGATGCAGGGACAGAAGCTCAAAATTTAAAGACAGCCTGGGAAGAATTAACTTTAGCAATGTCAGCTTTAATGGCAGGGCCGTTAGGAGACTTATTGGAAAAACTAACAGAAGTAGCTCGTTCAGCTACTAATAATGCAAGATTACAATTATTAGAACAAGATTTGATTGCTCAAGGAGATACAGATATAGCTGAAAAACTTAGAGACGAAATTGATTCAATACGGATGAAATCTTCATGGTCTGACTTCTTGCTTCCTGGAACAGGAATGAAAGAACTTTCTCCAGCGCAACAAGAGGATTTATTAAAAAGATACGGTGCTTCCAGAAAGACAGATGGTGTAACGATTCCAGAAGCAGGCGATGGACTAGGGAAACCACCAAAGGATAAGCTTACGTCCGAACAAAAAGCTGCTAAAAGAGCTGCTGAACAATACGCAGATAAATTAGCTGATTTAGAGCAAGAAATAGCTTATGAAAAAGAATTAATGAATATGGATAATGGAAGTTACGAGATGAGAGAACGAGAAGCTGACATAAGTAAAGCAATATTAGGATTAAATAAAGAACAAACTGAGGAAGTTAAAGATAGATTAGAAAAACTATATGATCTTCAAGATGTAAATGAAAATATTAGACAACAAGAGGAACAGATAAAAGCTGTATATGACGAAATAGGAGTTTCTATTAGAGATGGATTAGTCGAAGGTCTTAATGCAGCAATAGATGGTACTAAGACATTAGGAGAGGTTGCTTCAAGTGTGTTTAGAAGAATTAGTAATGCGTTATTAAATTATGGGGTAAATATAGGTCTTTCAAGTCTTCCTGGTGTTGGCGGTTTCTTTAGTCAGGCTTTAGGCATGAATGTAGGAAAGACAATACCAGGCAAATTAACAGAATGGAACACTGACATGCCTCTTGATGCTGAGTCTATTCCGTTTAAGGCTTCAGGAGGTTCAGTGTCAGGAGGATCTCCTTACATCGTTGGAGAGAAAGGCCCAGAATTATTCGTTCCAGGTGGTAGCGGTAATATTGTTCCTAATCACGAAATGGGAGGTTCAACAAACGTGGTTGTTAATGTAGATGCTTCTGGTTCGTCAGTAGAGGGAGATGCGGGGCAAGCTGAACAACTTGGAAGTATGCTGGCAGCAGCAGTTCAATCTGAAATTGCTAATCAGCAAAGACCAGGAGGGCTTTTAGCTCGTAGATAATGGCAACTTTTCCTTCAATTACTCCTTCTTATGGAGCGAACCAAAGAAATACTCCTAAAACCCGTGTTAGTAGCATGGGGGATGGGTATGAGATCAGATTAAACGTAGGACTTAATCAAAATCCAAAACAATGGAGTTTGAAATGGCAAAATATTAGTGAAACCGATGCAGATACAATTTCTATCTTCTTAGATAACAGAGCTTCAGATGGGGCAAGTTTTACTTGGACTCCTCCTGACACTACAACTTCTTATAAATGGGTGTGCGATAGTTGGACAAAATCAATACCTTACCTAAATCGAGCTACTATAAGTGCAACATTTAGACAGGTATTTGAAGCATGAGCACAATTGTCACTAGAGCTGGCAAAGGCTCACCATTAACTCATACAGAAGTTGATGCTAATTTTACAAATTTAAACACTGATAAAGCTGGTTATATAACTGGTGAAGGTGGAGCTGTAACGCAAGCTACTTCAAAATCGACTGCGGTTACTTTAAGTAAAAAGTGTGGAACGGTCACAATGAATAATGCTGCTTTAGCTGCTGATACTATTGTTTCTTTTACTCTCACAAATACAACGATTGCGGCAACTGATGTTGTTGTTTTAAATCATGCTTCTGGTGGTACAGCAGGAAAGTATGCTTTAAATGCACAAGCAGCAGCAGGTTCAGCTTCAATCAATGTGACCAACATTTCAGCAGGAGCGTTAAGTGAAGCAATTGTTATTCGTTTTGCTGTTATAAAAGCTGTAGCTGCATAAATCAATGCTGTATTGCGTTGTTAATTATTGGGTCGCTGATTACGCAGAAGGCGAAGGTGGTTTTAACTTACAAAAAACCTTACAAGATGCTGATGCCAAAACAATTGTTGAATTATTTGATTTTGAATTAAATACTGCCCAACATGGAGAAACAACTGTTCATAGATTTACTAATACAAAGAATGAATTAGGTAACGATATTGTTTGGCAAGGGAATACTTATACCGCAATACCATTAAAGGCAGAAGGATATGAAGCCAGTGGGCAAGGTACATTACCTAGACCAAATATTTCTGTTTCTAACCTGCTTGGTACGTTTACAACGTTAATTGCTATTTTGCCTGACGGATTGGAAGGTTGCAAAGTGACAAGAACTCGTACTTTGTCTAAATATTTAGATGCTGTTAATTTCAGTTCAGTTGGAACGTATGTTGATTTTGGTTATTGGAAGTCTGAAAATGCAACTGATGGTAAACCTTATACATACAGTACAGATAATGACCCCGATCCAACAAGTTATTTTAGACCAAGAGATATTTATTTTATAGATAGAAAATCGATGGAAAATAGAGATGTTATTTCATACGAAATGTGTAGTGCGTTTGATTTGGCTGGAGTAAGATTACCAAAACGACAAATATTGCCTGATGACTTCCCTGGAGTCGGTACGTTCAGTTATTAACTGGAAACATACAGCGTTAGAAGCAGCAAAAGAAGCTGACCCAAAAGAAGCTTGCGGTCTTTTGTTATTAGTTAAAGGCAAGAAAAGATATTGGCCTTGTAAAAACGTTGCTAAATATCCTGAACAGATGTTTCAGATTGCTGCAATTGATTATGCAAGAGCAGAAGAACGTGGAGAGATACTGGCTATCATTCACAGTCACCCAATATCAGCACCTGATCCATCTGAGGCAGACAAAGTTGCTGCTAGTAAAGGAAAGATTCCGTGGTATATCGTTAATCCTAGAATGGAGAAATGGAGTACATACAATCCTTCTGAAGCTTATACCTCACCCTTGTTGTCAAGGCAATGGGTTTGGGCAGTACAAGATTGTTGGACTCTCGCACGTGATTGGTATAAACAAGAAGGATTAGAGTTAAGAGATTGGGATAGACCAGACGATCCAGAGCAATTCATCAAAGCACCGATGTTTGATGGAGCGTATGAAGCTACAGGATTTCGGTTGTTAAAAGATGAGAAATTAATAAAAGGAGATTTGTTATTAATGTCGATTGGCTCATCTGGATTAAACCATTGTGCTGTGTATTTAGGGGATGGAAATGTATTGCATCATCTTCAGAATCGCTTGAGTTGTAGAGATTGTTATGGAGATTGGTTACAATCAAGTACAGGTAAGAAATTAAGGCATGAGAACAGTAAAGCTATATGGGGAACTGGCTGAATTTACAGGCAGGAAAGAGATTGTTGCTGATATAGCTGATGTAGCAGAAAGCGTAAGAATGTTGGTGGCTAATTTCGTAGGGTTAGATCGTCACATGGCAGAAAGAGAATATGTTGTATGCGTAGGAAATACATCAATAGGACTTGATGAATTAAAAGATCCAATTGGTAAGAGTGAGATATTAATTACACCTGTTATTGCTGGAGCTGGAGGTAATGTAGGAAAGATTCTTTTAGGTGCAGTCTTAATAGGTGCTGCTTTTATGGTTCCAGGTGGAATAACGGCTGCAAGTTGGGGTACAGGGATTACCTATGGAACTGGTGCAGTGGGTTTTGCATCTAAGGCAATGATATATATCGGAGCAGGATTAGTGTTTGGAGGTATAGCAGGATTGTTAACCCCTACTCCTAAAACACCTGAGCAAACTGAAGACCCTAGAGAATCGTTTAACTTTAGTGGCATCACCAATACAAATGCTGCTGGTGTTCCTGTCCCTATTGTTTTGGGACGTACAATAACAGGAAGCGTTGTTGTCAGCGCAGGTATTGATACCGTTCAGGTAGACACATGACTACAACAATTATTGGTGCTGGTGGTGGTGGTAAAGGTGGCGGAGGTAGTAGCAGGACACCTCGGACAGCAAGAGATAGTTTAGATAGTAGAGAATTTGCAAATGTAACTGAAGTCATTGCAGAAGGGCCAATCGAAGGTCTTGCTAATGGATTGCAATCTGTTTTCTTAAACGATACTGCTCTTCAAAATGCAGATGGAACGTATAACTTTCAAGATGTTGATTTACACGAAAGAACTGGAACAGCAACTCAAGAGTTAATTCCTTTAGATTCTTCTCAATCAACACTATCGGCAACGTCTGTTAACGTTTCCGTTACAAAGAATTTTCCTGTTACAAGAACAATTTCTGACACAAGTGTTGATGCTGTCAGAATAATAATTACAATTCCTAGTTTACAAAAAATAAATAATGAAAATGGAGATACTTTAGGGACAAGTGTTCAATTAAAAATAGCTGTTAAATATACAAATATATCGACAGGAAGTGAGACAGCTTACGATGAAGTTATTGATGACACGATCAAAGGAAGAACAGCCGATGCTTATAACAGACAATACGAAATACGTTTTAAAAAAGCTGCTGATGAGATAGGAGAAAATTCTACTTATACCGTTAAAATTACAAGAGTTACAGACGATAGTAATGATCAACTTTTAACAAATGCTTTTAACTGGAGTTCTTTTACAACTGTTAAATTTAATCCTCAAACTTATGCCAATAGTGCATTAATTGGTGTCAGGTTAGATGCACAACAATTTAGTTCAATTCCTTCAAGAAAATATGATATTAAAGGGTTAAAAGTACAAATTCCAACAGGAGTTACGGTTGATAGTAATACAGGAAGAATTATTTACCCTACTAATTTTGTATGGGATGGAACATTCCAAGCTGCTACATGGACAGCCTGTCCTGCTTGGCTGTTATATGCGTTGATGTTAAACACTAGATTTGGTCTTGGAGATCATTTTGATAGTTCACAATTAGATAAATGGGCATTCTTTCGTGCCAGTAAATATGCCAATGAAGAAGTTGCATATACTTTGGATGGTGTTACAACAAATGAGGCAAGATTTAGCTGTAACGCAACAATTAATTCAACAGATGAAGCTTACAACGTAGTTAATCAACTTCTTTCTGTAATGAGAAGTCAAGGCTTCTGGGAAGATGGAAGTTTAACTATTGCTCAAGATGGTCCTTCTGACCCTGTTTATAACTTTAATCAAAGCAATGTAACAGAAGAAGGATTTTCATATACCAATGCAAGTAATAAGACTAAACCAACAGTTGTTGTGGTTGCTTACTTAGATTTAGTGTTAAAAGATAGAGCTTATGAGGTTGTAAAAGATACGGCTGCGATGGCTAAGAGAGGAGTTGTGAAAAAAAGTGTTACTGCTTTTGCCTGTACCAGCAGAGCGCAAGCTAATAGATTAGGGAAATGGCTTTTGTATGAAGAAAACAATAGTGAAGTAATTGCTTTTACATCTAATTTAGTTACAGCTCAACTATTAAAACCTGGGCAAATAATTTCTGTAGCTGATCCTGTAAAAGCAGGTTCAAGAAGAGCAGGACGAGTTAGTTCGGCAACAATTAATTCAATTAATATCGATGATGGTGGAGAAGTAAGTAATATTGACCTAGCTAATTCTCCATCATTAAGTGTTGTTTTGCCTGATGGAACGTTTGATTCTGGTCATACGATTACAAGCGTTGGTAGTTATTGTAATGGTAATTATTGGGACATAAATTATACAACAGGAGGAGGGACAATTACGGTTGGAAGTGATTTTCAATCAATACCAGAAGCAAATAGTATCTGGGTTGCAGAAAGTTCAGACCTGTTAACTTCTTTATGGAGAGTGATAGGAATTAAAGAAGAAAATGATTTTTTATACACAATCGAAGCTGTTTCACATAATGAAAGTAAGTATGCACATATTGAACAAGGAATTGCTTTAGAAGCAAGAGATACAACTAACTTAAATGTTATTCCTGCCGCACCTGCAAATGTGCAAATTTTAGATGTTCCACGGTATGACGGAACAACAACGAAAGAACTTCAATATGAATTAAACGGCAAAATTGCTGTAAAGATCACATTCCATTGGGCGGGTGTTTCAGGTTCAGATCGTTATAGAGTTAAGTGGAGGCATGAGGATGATAACTTTACGACTGAAATAGTAAATAATACAACGATTGATTTAATGGATGTAAAAGTTGGAACGTATGCGATACAAGTTTCAAGTATTAGTTCTAGTGGAATATTATTTAGTACACCTGCAATTGGTGAATATGATGTCAAAGGATTGCAAGGAAATCCAGATGATATTGTGGGTCTGTCAATGGTTCCAATATCTGAAACCTTAGCGGTTTTATCTTGGAAAGAAGTAGCACAGTTAGATGTTAAGTTAGGTGGTCGAATTGTTATCAGGCATGACCCTAGAACTTCAGGTGCTAGTTGGCTGACAAGTAATAAAATTGTTGATGGTGTCTCAGGTGCTTCAACTCAAAAACAGGTTCCTCTTTTAGCTGGAACGTATTTTGTTAAAGCACAAGATTATTTAGGAAATAATTCAACAAACCCTGCATCTTTTACAACAACATTACCTGAAACGACAAGACGATTAAATGTCAAAACATGGAGTGAAGAAACTGCTTTCAGTGGAGATAAAGTCAATAGTGGTTTAGCTAAATCAGGTAATAATTTAGTCTTAACTCCTAATCCTTATGTGTCATCTGGATACCATGATCCTTTTTATGTAGATGGAGACGAAGAGGGAGAATATACGTTTGCAACAACTTTTGATTTTGGACATTCTGGGGTTCAATATGATGCTGTTTTAAGAAAAGAAGTTATTAGTAATTCAATTGCGGCAACAGGAACAGCATGGGATTCAAGAAGTGGTCAGTTTGATGATGCTTCAGGAAAAATAGATGGAGATGTTGTTGATGAAGCAAATGTTGATTTATATGTAAGGACAAGTGAAATTGCTGCTTTACGAACTGCTACTTATAGCCAAACTGGGGTAACAATTACAGTTACATATACCAATCATGGTTTTACGACTGGAGAGATTGTTGAAATTTTAAAAGTAAGCGGAGATGTTGTTTCTGATCTATATGTTGTAACAGTAACCAATGCAAATGTTTTTACTGCTACCAGCGCAACAAGTCAGTCAACCAGTGGCTCTTGTACCATTTCTCCTCCTTGGGGATCTTTTGCAGAATTTGAGGCAGCAATTGTTCGTGCGAGAAGTATTCAGATTAAAGCTGTTATTACTTCCACTAATACAGATGCAAAAGTAACAATTAGTGATCTTGGTGCGACATTAGATCTTTTACAAAGAACAGATAGTGATTCTGTTGCTGCTAATGCTTCTGCTTCAACTGGGGTTTATAACGTAACTTTTGAAAAAGCTTTTTATAATACTCCACAGATTCAGATTACTCCAAACTCCTCTAGCTCAAACTTATTTGTAAGTGTTTCTAGCTTGAGTCGTACAGGATTTACCGCAACATTCAATAATGGGAGTAATGTAGATACAGAATTTATGTATACCGTGACAGGATTCGGGAGGGCCATCTAATGCCACAAGCAAACCCAACGGGAGGATCAAATTCTGAACGTTTAGAAAATGTAACTTTCCCACAAGCAAGG